CAAGAGATGGAAACCCATGGGCTTGCTGATTGTGAGTTTAATAATGGATTAATTGATGATTACGAATTAATTAATTTTATTGATCAAAATGGAATTGCATTAGATGATGATTTAAACGAATTTAGGAATGAACACGGTTTTATTGTTGTAATTCCTGAAATGGATAGACGTTATTTTAAACAAGTGGAAAGGGTTTAATCATGGAATATATTGTTAAAAAGACTGTTGAAGTTATCTACACCATTGAAGCCGATTCCAAAGAAGAAGCGATTAAATTATCAATTCCAATGGAATGGGAAGAAGCTGATCAAGTATCAGTCTATGAGTATGAAGTCGAATCAATCGAAGAGTATGAGGAGAGTTTAAAATGATTGATACTAAACATTACATGATTGAGTATTTTGAAAGTGCCTGTCCATCTTACGATAGTTATATTGGTAAAGATGCTCAGGAAGCCGTGGCACATTTCAGAAAAGATTATCCACACGCACACTTGCAAAATGTTTGTTTAATCCTTAACTTTGAGGAGATTACAGTATGAAAGTAATGATTGAAATAGACTTGCCAGACGGTCAAAAGATACCCACAAGCGAAGACATATTACGGTTAACAAGTCCCGATTGGATTGCATCATGGTGGCATATTGATGATGTTTTAGGACAATCTCATGGGTGGGATTATGATGCTAAACCCAAAATATCAGAAGATGAGGCTAGGGAAGTATTAAGGCGTCTCGAAAAGTATCACGATTGCACTTTTGGAATTAATTGGGAAATTATAGATTTTTATATTGATCGTGTTATTGATGAAAGAAAAAAAGTATGCCAAATATAAACCGATTGAACCGATTAAGAGAGTTGTTATGGCAAAGGTATGATGATGAGATTAAAGATCAAGAGGATTGGTTTTATTATGCCCACGGCTGGACATATAACTTTATTGAGAACCCTCAAGAAAGTAGCGTAATAATCTATCGTTGTAAAAAAGATCAAGAAACAAATTATAGTGATTACATTATTTTAGAAAAATATGTCAAAAAATGGGAAAAAGTAGCATAGATTTCACATAACTTAACTTATATATTTGACAAGGGGGTTTACAACCCTCTTTTTTTTTGCTAGTATCTTTTCATTGCGGACTGATACCCGTTTATTTGAACCCCTTGATAGGTGTTTTGTGAGTTTAGGAAAGTGAATTAAGCCCATTTTCTTAAACTGTATCAGCACAGAATACCTTTTAAGGGGTTTTTCTATTGGTGCAAGTCTGTGATCTGTTATTAAACTGTCTCTTAAATTGTGAGATAGCGTGTACGCTAAAACTGCACTAGCACGATTAACAGTAAGCAAACTAGGGGTTAGAGGGTGGAATATTGCACAAAGAGGTGGCGAAGATAGTGCCTCTCCCTCGCAAGACTGTCGGGTGCTGATACTTCGATGGGAAGATAACGCTGAAGGCTTACCCAATTCAGTTATGGGTAGGCTAGGTGTTTCCTCATCTCTGGGAAATAGACAATATAAGGCTTTTACGATATAAATAGATATATATATACATAGGCGCAACATGGAAGATTTAAGAATACCCTTACCTAGTAGTTTAGAACTGTGGACAAAATACAACTTGTTGGCTACTTTTTTTTATACAAGTAATCCTTTGCTAAAGTCCATGATTAATGGTGAACTGTGGTATCGCAATGAACTATTAAGATTAGATGAGTATAAATACAACACTTATCTTTAAAAATATATTGCAATACTTTAGATAATCATTTAATCTTTATTTGTAGTTGCAGTAGATGTAAATTAAAACCTAACTATTAAAAGGAATATTATGAAATACAAACTCTGTATTGAGTGTAGACATCATGAGAAATATGGTGATCTTGATCTCTGTCATGCAAACCCCAAAGTAAACGTTATAGATGGTTCACGCAAGTTAAGATACTGCGAGAATGAACGATCACACCTTACCGATTGTTGCACCATAGATGCTCTCTGGTTTGAGCCTACTAATGCACCCTTAGAGTCTAATGGTGTTGATGACGATTTAGATTGTATTCCGTGGGGGATAGCAAAATCATGAAACTATCTGAACAAGCTCAATTAGACAATCAAATAGCTATGCTAGAGATGGACAATGATCGTATGTCTAAAGAAGTTAATCAACTGATTGATCAAGTCTATCAATTAAAACTAATAATCAAATCCTTATCGGAGGTATTGTAATGGCTAACGACAGAAACGATTTCGCACCTGAGATACGTAATTCAGCTTGGTGGGCATCTGACACCCGTAGAGCTATCCAAGGACACGCAGTTGAAACCATTTTAATTAAGCAAGGTAAGTTACCACCACCTGATTTAAGTGGCATAGAGGCAGTCCAAATGGGTCACATTATGCAACCTACTATTGGTAGACTAGCACAAGATAAACTCAAGAAGGAACTAAAAGATGCAGACTACGCACTTACTCATAACTCTGAGCCTTGGTTTCGCAGTCATTTTGATTTCATTAGCTCTGATGGAAAGACCTTGGTTGAAGTTAAAAATTACAATGCGTCTACTAGACATAAGTTTGATCCTGATACTAATCGGATTCCTAATGTCGATTACTCTCAATTAGTGCATGAGAGCGCAGTCCACAGAATTAACCATGTAGTCTTAGCGGTTCTGTTCGGTGGTCAAGAGTTTCATACATTTGAATTTGACATATCTGAACACGAGCATAGCGAGTTAATACAGTCCATGGCGGTGTTTTGGGGTCATGTGCAATCAAACACACAACCAGAGGCTAAGTCCATAGAAGATACTAAACTCTTATTTCCTACCAGTATGGAAGGTGTTGTAATTGCGACAAGTGAGATGGAACGGGTTATCGGTGATTTGAAATCTATCAAAGTTAAGATAAAAGAGTTAGAGGAAATCCAAGAGCAATGGGAGTTAGTATTGCGTAATTCTTTAGCAGACAAAGCAGAGATACGATCTTTTGATGGTAATACCCTAGTCACATGGAAGTCAGCCAAGGCAAGTATGCGGTTCTCTACAGATTTGTTTAAGAGTGCGATGCCTGACATCTATGAGAAGTTTATCGTGGAAAGTTCAGGTTCTCGGAGGTTCTTAATCAAATGATAAAAGCACATTTATTTGTTAGAAAACATCCAAAAAAAGGTAGGACTCTTGAAGTTATTGGTGATTTTGAAGGAGATGCCAATATTGTTATTGGTTATGAATCATCTACAAAACAAATTGTTATGGTGGAAATTAATAACAAAGCTATCTTTTTAAGGGATTTAAGAGATGAACAACAGACAAGGAAAAAAATATGAGTAATATTATTCCGTATGCAGATATGGAGCAGATGGCAAAGGCAATGGTCGCATCCAAGTTGTTCGGTGTTAAAGATGTCAATGAAGTAATAGCATTAGGTCTAGTTGCACAGGCTGATGGGATGCCGTTCGCTAGTGCAGTTAGAGACTATGACATTATTTTAGGTAGACCAGCTCTTAAATCCTCTGCCATGCAAGCACGGTTTCAAGCTGCTGGTGGAAAGATCGAGTGGCAAGCGTACACCGATATAGAGTGTACAGGCGTTTTCTCGCATCCAAACGGGGGTAGTCTCACCTTAACATGGACAATCGAACAGGCACGCTCTATAGGGCTTGTAAAGCCTAATTCGGGATGGACTAAGTATCCTAGAGCCATGTTACGAGCTAGATGCCTCTCTGAAGGTATTAGGACTGTATTCCCAGGTTGCCTAGGCAATATGTATGCGCCTGAAGAAGTTCAAGATTTTGAGGAGAAACCGAGAGTCATGCGAGATATTACTCCAACTACTTACGCTGGTACTGAGGCGGTAGCTTTGGTAGACATGGTGGATGATGAAGTGGATGTCAATACTTTAAAACTCTATGTTCCTAATCAAGATGAGCCATACGCTAAGTATCTTAATATCAAGGATTGGCAGATGGGATTCCTAGATATGGCAAGAAGGATTTATACAAGTCCTAAGTTTGATGAGGCAACGAGAGTTGAGAAGTACACAGCATTAAAGGTAGCAAATAAGGAGTACATGGACACTTGGGACTCAATGCAGACTGCGGAGTTACTCGGTGGATTAAACAGATTAAATAAGGAGTTAAATAATGGCTAGTGGACACATTGCACAGGTAGGAAAAGGGGTTCTCATGCAGAACACAAAGAAAACAAGTGAGAAGTCTCCTGATTGGAAGGGTACTCTCATGCTTTCAGAGGACTATAAAGCAGGTCAAACAGTCAAGATTGCTGGTTGGACTAAAGCTACACCGATGGGAAGTCTCATTAGTCTTTCTGAGGACAACTGGAAACCTAATCCTGATTCGAACTATCCAAAAGAGTTACCACGTAAGACTAGTGATCAGGATGTGCCGTTCTAAACACCGTGATTACTCTTTACTTACCTTATCCACCAAGTATCAATAATTACTGGATTGCAAGTGGACACAGACGCTTTATAAGCCAACGGGGTCGTGATTTTAAGGCTGATGTGTCATCTTACGTTATTGAGCAAAATATT